CCGAACTCAACGAAAGCAACTCCGCGCTCACTTTGGAACGCGCGCGCACCGAGCTGGCCCAACAGCAGAATCTCGGTGCCTCAGCTGGCCTATCTGCTCAGAACACTCTCCTGGCCCAGGCTAGGACCACGACCGAGCTGACCCAAAACAACATTGCCGAAGAACTCTACAAGCAGGCCATTACCGGAACTGCGATCAAATGGAACGAACTGGCGGTGTCCGGCGCAGCTGCCGCCGGTGCCGCGATCGAGCGGTCGATCGACGAGAACGGGATCGGCACGATCGCTCGCAATCTCGATCGGATGCAGGGCGGCGCCCAAATGCTTAACGGTCTTATCGACCGCATGCCTTCTCCCGGTCGCGCCCTGCGGTCCCTGCAAAGTCGTCTTTCTGGCTCTAGCAGCAACCGCGGCCGCTCCATCGCAGAAAGATATGAACGAAAAAACCCAACTCTGATAGAATGAGGAATGAACAATCATGACGACCTTCAAGAAAGCTTACTCCGCTATGCCCCGCGTGCAATTCGCAACCACGGGCGCTTCCCTTACCCGGCAGGAATCCAAGCGCGAATGCGACATCAACCGTGTGATGGAGCGTTTCGAAAAAACTGGTGTCCTCGAACACCAGAACAAATACGAGGGTCGCTACGGCGACTTCCTCGATGTCCCGCAGGACTACCACTCAGCGGTTAACCAAGTGATGGCCGCTCAGGAGATGTTCTCCGAGCTGCCTTCCAAAGTCCGGAAACGCTTCGGCAACGATCCCGCCCTTTATCTCGAATTCCTCGATGATCCTAAGAACGCAGCTGAGGCCATCAAATTGGGCCTCGCTGAGGAGCGTCTTGCCGAAGACGCTACCCCAATCCCAAAAAAGGAAGAGACGCCACCCAAACCGGCTAAAAAGCCGGTCTCTGACGAGTCCGAGGGGGATTAAATCCCCCGTTGCACAGTTCTCCTCTTGATGTAACTGTGCTAACTGACACCAACAGTGTCTAAACATGGAGAAAACGACATGAAAAAGCGAAAGCAACTCAGCCGGAAAAAGTCCAGACGCAATTTCCGCGCTGGCAACAAGATCAAAGCCAAGAACTTCATGCCCGGCGCCATGCGCGGCGGCATCAGGCTTTGAAGCTGGACGTGCCCTGTTACTCCCCCCTCCAAGGATATGTTTCGAAAGAAACTGGGGGGTGGACGTCCCAACGCCGTGAATCTTACGGCGAACCTCTCACTGTCCCCTGCGGCCAATGCATTGGTTGCCGCCTCGAGCGGTCCCGCCAGTGGGCTATCCGCAATATGCATGAGAACCAAATGCACGATGAATCTTGTTTCATCACGCTCACCTACAACGATGACCATCTGCCCTACGGCAACACCCTAGTGCTCGATCACTGGCAACGCTTTGCCAAACGCCTCCGCAAGAAAGTCGGTCCAATCCGCTTTTATCATTGCGGTGAATATGGCGAGACAACCGACCGCCCTCACTACCACGCCCTTATCTATGGATGGAAACCCCATGACCCAGAACTGTTCAGCCACTCCGGCGAATTCCCCCTCTACGTGTCTCGTGTTCTCACCTCTGTATGGGGTTTTGGCCATACCACGTTCGGCGATGTCACTTTCGATACAGCTGCGTATGTGTCTCGATACGTCACTAAGAAGGTCACTGGCGATGCCGCCGAAACGCACTATCGATCTATTGACGAAGACACCGGCGAAATAATCGACCGGAAACCCCCTTACTCGACCATGTCCCGCAATCCCGGTATCGGGATGCCGTGGCTCCGCAAATACGGCACTGAGGCTTATACGCACGACAGCGTCATTATGCGCGGTCGTGAGATGAAGCCCCCTCGGGCTTATGACCGTGCCTTCGAGCACGTCGACCCTCAGCTTTGGAAAACCGCGCGCCTAGCCCGCCAGAAAGCTGCACTCACGCGAACCAACTACCCCACCCAACGTCAACTCCGCGCCGGCGAGATCATCGCCCACAAGCGCCTTCAACAAAGGAATCAAAATGACTGACCGTATCCAAATTTTCACTATCCGCGACCAGGTCGCGGGTTTTTTTATGCCCCCCTTCACTGCTCCTAATATCGGCGTCGCTAAGCGAATGTTTATAGGTTCGATGGGCGATAGCTTCCCTCATCGGGCCGGTTTCTCGCTTCACATGGTCGGTGAATTCGACACCGAGGACGGTGTTCTTACCCAGACCGACCCTATTCTCGTCCTTTCGGGCACTGACATTGACTGGTCGCTCGATCCCCGGCCCGGTGCCGGCCAACAGGAGCTTCAATCATGAAATCTGTAATGTCACATTCGTTCAGCCGTGTTCCTAAGGCTGATATCCCTCGCGCCCGTTTCGACCGCTCTTGCGGTCACAAGACCACTTTCGATGCTGGTCTTTTAGTGCCGGTTTTCATTGACGAAGTTTTACCCGGCGATACATTCAGCGCGAAAATGGTTGCCTTTGCGCGTCTCGCGACACCTCTTCACCCCTATATGGACAACCTTTTCCTCGACACCCATTTCTTTTACGTCCCGAACCGCCTGCTCTGGGACAACTGGGAACGTTTCAACGGTGCCCAGACTGACCCCGGCGATTCTACGGACTTCCTTATCCCTCAGATGACTTCCCCTGCTTCTACCGGCTATGCCAACGGGTCTCTGTCCGACTATTTCGGCATCCCTACGGAGGTTCCTGACCTTCCTCACAATGTTCTTTTCCATCGCGCCTATAACCTCATTTACAACGAGTGGTTCCGCGATCAGAACTTGCAGGATAGTGTCCCTATCAACCGTGGTGATGGACCTGACAGTCCATCGGACTACACTCTTCTCCGCCGTGGCAAACGCCACGATTACTTCACCTCCGCTCTTCCTTGGCCCCAAAAAGGTCCCTCGGTAGATCTTCCCCTTGGCACCTCTGCCCCTATCTCGACGACTGCTGTTCCGCCCGACGATGAGCTCGGGGTAGTCGACGGCACCGGCACTGACCGCGCTATGAACCTCACTGCTGGCGGTCGTCTATCTCTCAGCACTGGTGTTCCCGACGATATGCTCGTGGCTGACCTTACCGCCGCCACAGCTGCGACTATCAACCAGCTGCGCCAAGCGTTTCAGATCCAAAAACTCTACGAGCGCGATGCTCGTGGCGGCACCCGGTACATTGAGATCCTGAAATCTCACTTTGGCGTCACAAGTCCTGACGCCCGCCTTCAACGCCCTGAGTACCTCGGTGGCGCTTCTACCCCTGTCAACGTCACGCCTGTTCCTCAGACGTCTTCGACGGATGCGACCACCCCGCAAGGTAACCTGTCGGGCTATGGTGTCGCTGCGATGCGTCGCCATGGTTTTAACAAGTCTTTTGTTGAACACGGTGTTATCGTCGGTCTTGCCTCGATCCGTGCCGACCTCACCTATCAGCAGGGCCTCCCCCGCATGTTTTCTCGTCAAACTCGGTGGGATTTCTACTGGCCTGCTCTCGCCCACATCGGCGAACAAGCCGTTCTCAACCAAGAGATCTATGCTCAGGACCCCGCGGTGGTTAATCCCGACGGGGACCCGGTCAATGAAGATGTCTTTGGCTATCAGGAACGGTTCGCCGAATACCGTTACAAGCCTTCTCAGATCACGGGCCAATTCCGTTCTAACTTTGCCCAGTCTCTGGACACTTGGCATCTTTCTCAGGACTTTTCTGCTTTACCCGCCTTAAACGCGAGTTTTATTGAGGAAACTCCACCTGTGGACCGCATCCTTGCGGTTCCCTCTGCCCCTCATCTCATCTTTGATAGCTATATGTCTCTGGCCTGTGCCCGGCCTATGCCGATCTACTCTGTCCCCGGTCTTATTGACCACTTTTAACCTTCTTTCTTTCTTCCTCTCTCAGCAAAAATCCCTCCGGTGCGTCGCTCAGTGCCGGAGGCACACCCCAACCGGAGGAGCGCAACGTGGACCCTTTCACTGTCGCCGCTATCGGCGCCCCCATCATCGGCGGTTTGTTTCAAAACCGCTCCAACGAAAAAATCTCTGCGAAGCAGATGGCTTTTCAAGAACGGATGTCCAACACATCGTACCAACGCTCTATGGCTGACATGAGAGCCGCTGGTCTCAATCCTATGCTGGCGTATCAGAAAGGTGGTGCCTCGACCCCTCAAGGTGCTGGCATCCCCGCTCAGAACGTCGCAAAAGATGTGCCCGGCTCTATCCAAGCCAATACTGGCCGCCAACTGGCCAAGGCCCAAGTCAAAAACCTTGAAAGCCAAACCGAACTCAACGAAAGCAACTCCGCGCTCACTTTGGAACGCGCGCGCACCGAGCTGGCCCAACAGCAGAATCTCGGTGCCTCAGCTGGCCTATCTGCTC